TAACCAACAGCAGAAACATGACTGGCAGCAGCTTCCAGGTGAACCCGAAAAGCAGATACCCGACCAGGACGCCGATCATACACACGCCGCCATAATAGAACCCGGACCACCGGTGTTCGTCCCGGTTTAGCTGTGAATAATTGGTCAGGGATGGGTTTTTCAGCGCGATGACCGTACGTTCCAGTCGGGCCTCGATCACATTTACAATGGAATAGGTTATCAGGACCAGGTAAAGTGTGTGCATACACTTAATTATTTTGTGGGGAATAACGCGTCCAGGTTGGCCTTTGCAGCATCGTATTCGGCCGGCGTTAATATGGTTTCGTACGCGCCCCCGCTGACCAGTTGATAAAACGGCAAAACGATCAGCAGTAACCCGACCAGCCAAATGACCGCGATCGGTTTCCATGAACCTTCTTTAACTTCTTTTTCCAGGTACGTGATATACCCATACACGCCGCCGATCATAAGGACAAAGGCCAGGATGGGGAAACCCCAGCGATGCGCCCAGTAATCACCCCATTCTTTATGGCTGGACGCTTCCACCTGCCATTGGGCGGGTGAACTTTCATAACCTGGGTGTGTAACCTCCCCGATGAATTTGGCATCCGGCGTGCGGTCAAGGGTGACCAACGCCAAACCCAGCCCGCAGATCAGCAGGGGAATAATTGAAACCAGTAAGCGGTTCCGGCGGAACCATTTTTCGGGCTTTTGCGGATATGTAGCCCGTGCGCTTTGCAGTGTTGACATAATAACGAAAATTTGGTTTTGAAAATGTTTCGGAACAAATGTAAATAAAAAAAGCAGGCGCGTCTGCCTGCTAACGTTTTTCAAAGTATTCTGGACTAAACCGGGGCCTGTGTACGCAAGTCAGGACGCAAAGCGAATGCCAGGGTTTCGGGTATCCAATTGAGGTGGTGACGGCATCCATAACCGCCCAGGTCCGTGAATGGATTATAGTTGGGCGGCTTCGCTTCCTTCGGGTCGAACTTTTCGATTTCCTCACTGCTGAACACCTTACCGTTTCGGGCTTTGCAGAATGCCCGGCTGGTCTTGATAAGGCCACCCTCGAAAATCGCATATTTCATTTTCAGCTTATCGGCGAACATCTTCTGCTGGGTGCGGTCCACCTGGTTGAATGTGTCATAAACGAAATTCCGGTAATACTTCTGCAGTGCGCCGGTCTGCTGCTTGTTGCCGGTAATGTAGTCCTTTAACGCCGATTTCGTCGCCTGGTAACCTTTCTGGCTAACGATCGACTTAAACATGCTGTCCTTTATGGTATTTCGGACACCCTGGTCTGTCAGTAGCTTGTTCAGGTATCCATTTTCGACCAGGCCACCACGGTTGGTGATGCCCAGCCAGTCGCCGATCGCGGTCTTTGTTTCGGCCATGATCTTGCCCAGTTGGGCCGGCTGGGTGAACAGGCCGAAGTACTTCCCGTTGAAGTTCATCACGTCGGTGACGCCCTTCACGATCGTGTTCACGACCTCGATACCGCTTTCATTTATAAACCGATTGTATACACGTTCCAGTGTCTGCAGCTTCCTTTTATTGGCCAGGGTGTTCTTTATGGTGCCGTCCTCGTTCTGGTCCAGGGTGTCCACAAAGTCGTTTATCACGGTGTCCATAAGGGCTGCCTGGGCCTTACCGACGGACTTTTCCATCCGGCCGATAATGTCATCGATCAGCTTTGTGCGATCTGCTGCCAGGCGTTTTACCTGGGCGGGCGTGACCTCTTTAAGTGGTTCGGGGTCCGGTTCTTTTTTGGCCGGCGGTTTTACTGCAGGCGCCGGTTTGGGTTTCGCGGGTTTTGGTGGTTTGGCCTGCGGTTCTGGCTGGGGTTCGCCTTCCGGTTGTCCAGGTTTTGGGTCCGGGATGGCCATCGCCTTGTTACCCATTGCATCGTATCTGGACGCTGTTCTGGCCAGGTTGGCGGCGGCGGTCAAGTTTCGATTATATCGGTCGATCACATAGTCGAATGATGTTTCCACGTCGCCACGGGCTTTGCCTTCCTCGTAGTGGTCGATTGCATCGTTTATGGTTGACAACCGGGTGACATAATCCCGGATTTTAGCCCAGGCGTCCACGATCTCGATCTGTTCGGGCGATACCTTGCCCCCCATGATCTTAAACTGGATGTTTTCGGACCGCTGGGCCAGCTTATCCCGTAATATGCTTAACCGGTTGATGATCGCCTGGTAATTGCTGGGCATTTAACTGTTTTAAGATGTTGAATATTTGGTCCCTCGTTTTGGCGGCCCATTCTTCAAAGGCGTGCAATAAGAACACCCGCGTATGTGTTTCACTATAATACCCATACTTTACGGTCTGGCCGTTGTTGTTCCTGGTCCATACAAGGTGGTAAAGTAACTGGCCCCATGTCTTCCTATCGGCCGGTGGTGTCTGCAGCCAGTTCTGGATTTCGATCTTAAAATACCTTTCATCTGCTTTGCTGGATGGGTATTTAAACAATGCGGCATGGGCTTTTGCCGCTTCAATGGCCGCCATTTGTCTGCTGGTGACCTTACTGCTGCCCTTCGTTGTTGTTGCCATCGTTTTGATTATTTCCGGCACCTCCCGTGCCAGGGTCGTCGTTTTCCCCAGGGTTGCCACCGCCTTCGCCGCCATCATTGCCCAGTGGGTTCGTATCTCCCAGCGGGTTCACTGTCATTGCTGGCTTTTCTGCATCCACAATGGCGATGTACTGCTGGACTTTTTTGTCAACTAGGGCGCGCTGTTTATTAAAATCGGTCAATAGCCAGAATTCGGGGGTTTCACGTTCAATTTCTTTAAATATCGCATCGAAATTGAAGTACAGAATCTTTGCCGCTTTGGGTACGAATTCGCTGGCCACGGCTTCGGCCACCTGGTCAGACGATTTGCCCATGAACGGATAAAACCGTCGTTTTACCCGGTATTTCTGCAGGCTCAATTCATCACCGGCGAAGGTAATCCCAGCAAGGTCGTCGTCGATGGCTTCCACCAGGAAAGGTGGCGCGCCGCTTTCGTTGGCGATCTTACGTTCTCCCAGTAATACGTCGCTGGTTTTCAGCTTGTAATCAGCAGGGAATTCGTGCGTGGTGTCGATACTGTCGGCATCTTTTTCGCCGGCAATTATACCGAACAGGATAACATGTTCGCGCCATATCTCGCTTAACTTTTCAGTGAATGGTTCCAGGGCGTCGTAAATAGATTGGAAATTGTTGTCGTTTTCGGTGGCCGTCTGGAACGACTTTTTGATCAACGCCTGGCTATTAAACACGGCCGTGTGGGCTTCCTGCTTTAACTGCTGAACATATTCATTCTGAAACTTTACCAGTTCAATCGGTGGCGATTTATATGCGATCAGCTTTTCCAGGTCCAGCACATCGTCTTTACTTTCCGGCATTGGCAAAAGCAGGGCATCCATCCCGGTCGTGTGGATTTTATAACCACTTCCGCCGCACGCCGTACATTGTTCACCCGATTGCAGTCGGCCACCATTACACCGCTTTTCCCTGCTTATGCCCTGACATTTATGGACATACATTATTTTTTGCGGGAATGCGTGCTGTGTCATTGAAATGTCCAATTCCGACACGGTTTTGACGCTTTTATCAAAAAAACACAGGGCGTCGTGCCATGGGTTCACGTAGGTACGGCCCTTCGTTGCTTCGTCACGCTTATATCCTACACGCATAACTGGCGGATACCCTACCATTGGGGTGTAGGCTCGAACAATGTATGTTAGGTTTTTGATCTCGACAGTGGTTTCACCCTCTTTTAATGGGTTGGCCTTTAAGTATTCCGGGTCTGCTTGCTCATAAACCACGGTCACATCCTCGTCGTACAAGGTGAACCGGTAACCCTGATTTTTCACATTTTCCTGGGCGGGCTGAACTACACCTGGCGTCGCGTTTGCTGTTCCTGGTGTTCCAGTGCTGGCTGTAGCCTGGGGCGTTTTGCTTTGGAAGGTGATCGGCTGGCGAACGAATAACCACTTTGTTTCGTCATTGACCACTTTAAAGTTTACCGCCCATTCCGCACTGACTTCGAACGGCCTTGGCTGGACCGCCTGGCCCGGATTTGACGCCGCAGTCCATTCGACAACTACCCACGCATTCGGGTCGCTGAACTGCAGTTCGACGAACCTGGTCTTTAACCAGTTTTCTAAACCCTTGTTTTTTTTGCGCTTCGAACCATAATACGACTGCATCATGGATGTAACCGCCTGCTTTCTGGCCTCGTTTTCGATTTTGATGTCCTTACGAATTCGGTCATTCCTTATGACCTTATTGAACGGGGTTCGAATGCTGGCCGCCACGGCTGGGGTAATGGCTTTGGTCAGTCGCATACGTTGCGCGAACATTACCGCATCCTCACGGGGCACGTACTGAATAAGTTTTTTCTCCATTCCCAGCCCAGTGATATAAATGTTATACGTTTCCGCCAGTTCGGTGACACGATTATAATCTTCGTGCTTTTCGCCGGTGTCGATCAGGCGTGTGGTTAATGTTAGCGCCTCGGGTAGTTGCATGATTAAAATAGTTTTATCAAATGTAGTTAAAACTTATGGCGCCCCATACGGCCGGTGAGTGTCTTTAGGTTTCCTCCGGTCGCTGGTGGCGCCATAATCGGGGCAAAAATAAAAAAGCCGGGTGAAAACCCAGCCTTTGAATGGTAAAAAGAATCATACACGTAGCTATTTACACAAGGGCAGTGCCCAGGTTTTCCAACGATACCGAACAGGTGCCATATTTCGGTTCTCCATTGGTGGAATACGCGTGGCCGTTTGCCACCAGTTTTAATGCAGGCGGGTTATCGGCGTTGAAATTTGCCTGCACCAATGTCGCCAGGGCGGGCTTTACCTGGTCGAATTCGGCCTTTGAATCACCGGTCAGCCTTTCGCTTTCCGCATCCAATGCCTTTACGATATTGTCGGGGGTGCCGACGTAAATCAATGACCAACTCATAATTTTAAAGTTTTAGGCTTCGAATATAACGAAAAAGCCCAGCACACCTGGTGCCGGGCCTTCGATGGTAACCGGTGCGCGTTATGCGGACGTAACCGCTTCCCACGCAGCAGCCACACGAACATTCAGTTTGTTGGTCGTCGTGTTGTACACGATTAAACCGGCGAACAGATCGCCACCTGTCAGCGCGTCCCGCTGCGTGGTTGTCAGTTTCGGAATTACGTTTTTCTGTAACGCGATTTTTTGGGCGGCTGGCGCATCTACCAGTCCGGCGATAATATTTTGAATATCGCCCAGGCCCAGGGTGTCTGTAATTGGCATAGTGTGTAAATTTTCCCGAATATACGATTTTAAGGAAGTTCAACCCAGCGGGTGCCATCATACCGCTGGGGTCGCTGTCGGTCGGTGTTGAATATCCACATTCCAGTGAACAGGACCGGTGGCTGCAGGCGATCGCGGGCTGCGGTTGAATATTTTGGTTTCACGCCGGTGGTATCCGGCGCGGGTTTGGGTTGAATGGTGTCTTTCATTTAGTCAGTTTTTAGAAAGTGCTTACATACTTCGCTGACAAGGTATTCGACGGCATCGGTTTGGTGCCCTCGTTTTTGAAACTTCTTTTTTGTGATCGGGTCGGTTTCTTCCTCCTTAACTTTTCCTTTCGGTCCTTTCTTAACCAATTCGCAGTCCAGGATGGTCAATGGGCAGCCTTCGGGGTCGAAATATATTTCCACGGACGGGATTTTGCCGGCAAATATCTTATTCAACAGGTCGCGCCGGGCGAACACACCCACGTTCGGCATCTTGACCTTTTTGCTGTCGTTGTGCATGAACATATACAGGGTGTCCTCTATGTACTTGAAATTCGTCTGGCTGCCCAGGCCCTCGATACGGGTCAGGCCATTTGCATCACCGTAGTAAAACAGTTCAGTGACTGCAGGGTCGTGATCGGCTGCGAACGCTTCGGCCGACGCCTCGGTGGTGTCCTGTGGCGGGTCCAGGCAATACTCTTTATAAAAGTGGATTACCATCACATCCATGGCTTTCAGGCCAGGCGCGGGCGCGTCGTGCTTTAGTTTCAGCACATCGTCCCAGTACCTGGTTACAAAATCAATTTGTGCATTGATCTGCGTAACGTATGGGGTAGCGTTAAAGTCCCAGGTCTGGTGTACCGAAAGGCCCGGTTTGAACTTCCACGGGCGGACGTGCTTATCACGCCGGAACGAATGCAGCCATTCGCCGCCGGTCTTGCCGAATGGGTAACCATACACTTTACGCAGTAGGGCGTCCTCGTCTTCGGCGTTTTCTTCCTGGTTTGATATATAGTTCGGCGGCTGGTTGGGCTGGTTATGATGGGCGGAATAGATACACACGGCTTTGTTCCCGAATTCCTTCGTAAAGAACGCCCGGTCCTTTTGCATCACCTTGTCCTTTATGTCCTTTGCAAATTTCTGCAGGCTAAACATTTCATTC